TTATCAGTTATTATCAAAATCCGCATTAGGAGAAGATTTAGAGCTTGATATTGTGTGGAACAAACTTGATGCAATGACAGAAAAAGAAGCCGCAGAAGTGCAATCATTAAAAGCTCAGACTGACCAAGCTTATGTAATGATAGGTGCTTTAGATGGTGCAGATATTAGAGCACGTATTATTGCCGATAAAGAAAGTGGATATAATGGTCTTGATATTGATGATTTGCCAGAATTTGAAGAAGACGAGCCGCGTACATTAAATAGTGACATCGAGGATCGCAGCGTATCAAAAAAGCAAGCCGATCTTATGCGCGCATCTGCACACAATCCAGAGTTTGCAAAGAAGGTTGGTATTCCTGTTAGTGTAGCTCAGGAATTTAATGCAGCCGATGAGGAAGATAATATATTTAATGATTAAAAAGCGTCAAATAAAAGGAAAAACATTAATACCTCCAGCAAGCTCAAAGCTTGTTAAGGCAGTATTGTCGTTAGTATTTGAAATGTCACAAGAATATGAAGATCAAATAAGACTATTATATGAAGGTAATCGCCGAGCAATAATGGACGCTCAAGATGATACTTTCTCTTCAAAAGTAAATAATTTGCTTGATTATTTAAAAGATAAGTATGAAAAGTTATTTAATTTTGCGAGTATTAATCTAGCGAATATATTAGTAAATAATGCCAATAAAGGTTCAACAATACAAATAAATAACTCAATAGCTAATTTACTTGACAATATAACAATTCCTACTTTACAATACAAGCAAGGTGTGTTAAAAGAAGCTTTAACTGCAATAACAGAAGAAAGCGCAAGTTTATTTAAAACAATACCTGCTATCTATCATAATGATGTACAAAAATCAGTAATGAATAGTATAGCCAATGGACAAGGCTTTTATGAATTGAAACCATTTTTTGAAGCGCATAGCAATGGAACAAAAAACTATGCAAAGCTTCGAACAATGGATCAATCCAGAAAAGCTTTTAATAATATTGCCAAAATTAAAATGCAATCCGCTGGTATCAATAAGTTTGAATGGCAGCATACAAAAGGTGCATTACATCCAAGAATATTGCATGAAAAATTGAATAAAAAAGTATTCTCTTTTGATGATCCTCCCTATATTGGAACTATGTATGGTGTTGATATATATGGACTTCCTGGTCAAATGATTAATTGCTTTACAGGATCAACAAAAGTCTCTATAGCTAATGGATGTCGTAACATTTGGCGGTATTGGCATGAGGGAGATATGATTAATCTCGTCATAGGCGATGAAATTATCGAGTGTACATTTAATCATCCAATACTTACTAATAGAGGTTGGTTGACTGCTAATGAAATTAAAGAGGGCGATTATCTCGTTAGCTGCAAGAGTAATAGCCAGAGGGGAATTAATACAGAAATAGACGAGAGTATAACCACTTTCGAGAATCTTTTTATCGCCAATGCTACTTCTCAAACTGCAAGTTCCTTTGGAACTATATTTGACTTCCACGGCGATATTCCCGATAGTGATATCGATAGCATAGTCATCGATAACTACTTGCCTATTAGGTTTGAGTCCATTGATTGTGAAAAGATCGAACAATTGATGTTCTCCTTTGCCGATAGCATCGGTAATAACATTGTTTTTGGCGCGGATTCCGAGATTATTAATCCTGGATTTTCTAGCATTTGCAGTAATATTGATCCTATCAGTGATAGAAGTTTTAGCCATTCTAATCTTGTTAGCTTTACTCCCATTTCTGAGGATGACTCCATTTCCAGTGAGGATTCTGTTAATAACACCTCTGGAAGTATTGAAGTCAATAGAGAGTTGCAAACAACTAGAACCGGAATTATAAGAGGATATGATAGTAGATGCACTAGCATTGATTCTATTAGCCTTTTCAATGGAAGGCATGATATAATTGAATCTAGTCTTGAGAGCACGGCTGAGATGGTTTTGAGAGCATCCAGTATCTCTACAAAATTGGCGCAAAGTGATCCCGTTATCAAAAGATTGTTGCGCATTGATAAGAAATTCATCAGTAAATTTAGCGGACATGTTTATACAATGGAAAGTTATAATGGATGGTATAGTGTAACACAATCAGAAATTATAAGCAAGAATTGTAGATGCACCATGAGGCCAGTTATTTTAGAAGATTAGAAATTATTATAATTAATTTAAATCAATTGTCAATAAATAAATGAGTGATGTAATAGACAAACGTGAAATAGATAGTAATGGATTCGTAGAAATACCAGATAATCCAATATCTTGCGTAGGCATATATCCTTACCTTGGCGAAATGATTGAGGCTAAAGACCCGTCAAAAATTTATTACGTATTGCGTTCAGCAGAAGAATTAAGCCGACCTGAAACACTTTATTCCTTACGATTAATGCCTATAGTTGATGATCATACAATGCTCGGAGATGGAGAAACACCAGCGGAAGAAAAAGGTATTCACGGAGTAGTTGGCGAAAATGTTTATTTTGATCAAGATGATAATATGATTAAAGGAAATTTAAAAATTCACAGTACTTCATTAATGGATAAAATAGATAATCAAGGAAAAAAGGAATTAAGTGCTGGTTATCATGCGGATCATGATTTTATCCCTGGAACTTTTAACGGACAGGATTATGACGCTATTCAAAAGAATATCATTTTTAACCATGTCGCTCTTGTTGATCGTGGTCGTATGGGCAGCAATGTTGCTGTACTGGATGAACAAGACATTTTATTAACAGAACCCCCTTATCAACCAGAGACAAAAAAAATGAATCATTTAGAAAAATTAAAAGCTGTCTATGAAGCTCTAGGCCAATTTCTTGGCGAAGAGGCATCAGAACCGGAAAACATCATAACAGATGAAGAAGTCGAAAAGGAAGAAAAGGAAGAAGAAAAAGATGAACCAAAAGGTGAAGTAATGGATGCGGCTCTAGTCGAACAAATCATCAACAAAAAAGTAGCGCAGGCTTTAGGCAATGTTGGCAAACGTGATGAACTTTACGAAAAATTGAAACCGCATACTGGAGTAATGGATTCTGCTCAAACTATGACCCTGGACGAATTGGCATCCTATGGCGTGCAAAAACTTGGCCTTGAATGCTCAAAAGGCCACGAAGCAGCCGCTTTACAAGGCTTCTTTGCAGGATTACAAAAAAACAAGGTGCAGGATGGTCAAGACTTTATTGATCAAGCCTACAAAACTTCTAAACCATCACTAGCGAGATACCAATAATGGCTTTTCAAACAGTAACAAATGTAACGACCGCCAACGGTATTCCCGGTGATTTGGCATATTTTGGCCCTGAACCGCGCGTACAAGCTCGCATTATGTATTCAGCAGGTCAAGCCCAGACTATGGGTTTTGCCTTCACTGAATCAACTTCTGGCGATATGCTTTTAGGCAATACTGTTATCGTTGGTGGAACGGGTAAGTTTGCTGGCATTTTAGTTCAACCAAAATCAGCAAGCACTTTTGGCACGACAGCTGGTGGACCGTTGGCAGCCACTCTTAACATGCCAGACTACTCAACAGGTCAGATGTGTTCTTTCGGTGATGTATATGTGGCTCTTGGTGCAGCAGCCGCTATTGGCGATTTAGTGACATATCATACAACAACTGGCGCATTGAGCACAGTTCCCTTTAAACCATCAGCTTTTACTGCTTCACAATCAACGACAGTATTAAATGTATCAGCATTTACAGCAGGTACAGCGCCTATTAAAGTTGGTTCAACAATTTATCTTGATACAGGCACTTATGTCGGTACTGTGCAATCACTTGGCACAGGCACAGGTGGCACTGGAACTTATAACCTAGAAACAAACGCAACAGTAGGATCAGGCACAATGCACGCGGCTCCCGTAGCATCAGCTAGCAATATCTTTGTTCCTAATGCACGTGTAAATCATTACCCGCTCACGACTTCTGGCGTGGCTGTTATCACCTTGACTAACTAAGGAATTATTATGTTACAAGTATCACCCCAAGGTGTAAGCGTATCAGGCCGTAGAGCGCAAGCACACGCACAAGCATTACGCGAAGATTATGGCACAAGCAAAAAGCTATCGATTCAAGATGCTGAAATTTTGCGTGAATTAGGTTTTTCAGCGAATCGTAATGCAATCTT